ATATACCCCTGCTCTTATATTAGGAATGCCTTTTGGATTCCATCTATTTCTTATGACTTGTTCCACACCTGCTGCTTTCAATAATTTTCTTTTCTCCATCGCTACACCATCCATACCCCCATGCAATACCCAACTTCCATCATATCTTACACCACTCTGACCATAATCATCTGTCTCACTTAATTTGAGTTCTACACCCACATTCATTCCCATACCACCAGAAGTGCTATTCTGAGGGATCATTGAATTATAATTTCTAATAAAAAATTCAAAGTCTTTTCCATGACCACCTGCTGTTGGTGGTGCAAAACCTAAAGGAACTAAATTCAATTCTTTATATTGTGTGTATATAAATCTCTCATACACAAGACCTGCCATTACATCCCCAGAACTTGTAAAATAATTTGCATTACCAAAGTAATTTTTTTCGTCCTGTGTTAGATCTTGATCTTCTATCTCTACGTAGACTGCCATGATACCCTCTGTATGAGGGTATTTATTTACAGGTCGCCTTCCTGTCTGTTCTCAGAATAGTATTCAGAGAAATGTCCATCGGGAAATCTTTTTGATAGTTTGTCTATATTCATATCAGTTATCTCATCAAGAGAGATATCTAGTGCCATGCATGCCTGTGCCACATACCATAGTATGTCTCCCAGTTCTATCTTGAGATGCCTTACATTGTCTTCATTATATGGTTTACCTTGGAAGATTATCTTCTTTACTATCTCCAAGAACTCACCACCTTCTGCTGACATACCTACAGCAGCAGTCAATAGTCGATGCATCTCAGATGTCTCTTCTAGATCTCTTATGCGATTGATAAATGCTACATGATTCTTTGATTCGTCACTTGTTACTTGGTTTACGAACTTGACGTACTTACTATCAAAATTTGAAGTCATCGAATTTAGATTTGGATTGTGATTGTTCTTTTTTATTGTGTTGTACAACCTCGATATCCTCTACGATATCTTGTTGTGCTCCCTGTTCTACATCATACAGTCTCATCTTCGCTCTGTCAATACCCAAGACAAACCTTTTGTTGATTGTTGGATCATTGTAACGATTCTTCAACTGTTTGACCATTATTTGATTAAGTCCCTCCAACTCTTCTGTGCTAATAAGAGCAAACATAAGATCAGCAGTGGCAGGGAGACCAAAAGATTCACTTGTGTCAGTAAGATTAGGGTCAGAACTAGCAAAACCAGACCTAGTAGTTTGCGTAGCTGAGACAATTGGTAGACTAAACTCAACAGCAAGTCCTCGTAGTTCTTCTGCGATTGCTTTGACATATGAATAGGAATTTACGTTGACTGCACTCCTATAACGTGATGAAGCACAGATGTTTAGGTAATCTACAAATATTATATCAGGAGAGAAAGATTTTTTCAACTTCAACTCCTGCAATAGTGACTTGAAGTGTCCACAATGTGCTGATGCAGTAGGATATTCCTTGACAATCAATCTACCCTCTGTCTTCTTAGATAGATTTGTTATCTTTTTGTTGAATATTTTCTCAGGTAATTCTGCAATGTCTTTTATATTTGTGTCAAGTAGGTTTGCATCTATCCTCTCTGCAATCTTCTCCTCTGCCATCTCAAGAGTGATATACAGGACATTTTTACCCTGTACAAGACATGAACTAGCAACATGACACATGAATAAAGACTTACCAACGCCAGTACCAGCGAGAGCGATATTGAGAGTCTTATCAGAGATCCCACCTGAGGTAATTTTGTTGAAGTATTCGAGATCAAATGGTATTTTGTTCTCGACTCTGTGGTAGTAAGCATAACGATCCTCCGAATCATCTATGTAATCATGACCAACATGTTGGTCGAATCCAACTGCCAATGCATCTGACAGTATAGCAGGGATTGCTTCTGGTTTCTTGTGTTCATCTTGTCCATCAGCAATCTGTATACTCTTGATAAGTGCTAAGTATATCGCTCTCTGTTTACACCATTCCTCTGTAGTATCAAGCAACCACTTTGACTCTGACACCTCTGTATCAAGTGCAGATATAAGTTGTTCTATAGTTTTATACTCATCCTCAGTAACATCTAGTCGTTTTTCTACCTCAATATGTAAGACCTCTTTAGTAGGAGTCTTATCATATTCATTCAAAAACTTTGCAACCTCTTCAAAAACAATACGATCCGACCTTTCTTCAAAATAATCAGGTTCAATGAAAGGTATGACCTGTCGTGTGTATGTTTCGTTGTGAATAAGATTTTTGAGGATGGTAAGAGGAACTCTTTCCGTCACTTATTCACCTCCATATGTAAACTCTTTGACTGATACTTCATCTAATGCTTGCATTAGTTCTGGTGTAAAATACTTCTCAGGATTTTTGTATATCTCTTTAGCATATACTTTCTTGCCATCAATTTCATACCTATTAGCAACCTTCTTTATAACACCATGCTTCTCTGCAAGATCTAGCAGTCCATAGTATCTGTCCAGACCACGTTCATCATAGTATAGACGTATAGAAACTTGACGATTCTCTCTACTTAGACGAGACTTGACAGTCTTCGCTTTGATAATATTTCCGATGACTTCCGTGCCATCCTTTTCTTTTCCCTTGCTGAGATATATGATTGTACTTGCTGCGTACTTGAGTCCACTACCTCCTCCCATTTCTTTAGTTGGAACATAAGCTCCGATGACATCATACGTGTGATTTGTGACAATGAGTGGGACATTTGCTTGACCTAATTTGAGAGTTAACATTCTAAATGCACCCTTCACAAGTTGAGATTTAGTCATGTCACGGACTTGCTTATCATCCAGTGCATCTTTGATCTCTTTCTCTGTGGAGAGCATACCCAAAGAGTCTAATACAAACATCATAGGTTTTCTATCTGATTCTTCCAAACCAAGATATTTGTCTACGACGGTTAGTGCTCTGTTACGAAACTGTTCTATTGTAACTACATTTATAATACCTACACGTTCTAAGTCTATACCACGAGACTCTAACAATCCTTTTGTGATTGCAGACTCTGTGTCAAAATACATGACACCACCATCAGGGTGCTTGTCTAAGAAGTTCTTGACGATTGCGAGGGAGAAATAAGTCTTTCCTGTTGAGGTTTCTCCAGCAATGGCTGTAATCTTATTGCCACTAACGCCACCGAAGACACTGCCACTAACAAGAGCGTTGAGTATGTAAGAACCCGTGTCAACCGTTCTCTCCGTATCATCGATTTTGTTCGCAACCGTGGCGTAATCATCTCCAATCTCCTTGATAACGTCTTTCAAAAAATCCATTAGTTTTTATTTGGGTAATAAACTTCTACATATGATTCACATTTAGGACATGTAAATGTAGAGACTATAGAATAGTCTTCCTCACATCCATAGTCTGCACCATCGAAGTCTGCACCCCAGATGAGTTCAGTTTGACAGTGCCAACAATTCATATGCCAAGAAGTTTACGTTGTCTTTCAAAGTATCCGTGGAGAATCCATGAACTGCTGTTCATTTTATCTGTACCACCGATACCCCATTCAAACTTAACTCTATCATTGTTTTGGAATTTGTCAAGTTCTGGGGTGTTCCCCTTGCCTCTGTCTCCACCATTGCAAAAGATAACTTCCTGTGCTATATCAAGACACTTATCTATTGCACCACAGGCAGAATCATCAGCATCATCCCATGATATCACAGCGTCAACCATATCCAAATGTCTTACTATATCTGCTCGTTCTGTCCAACTCTGAAAATACTGACCCTTCTTTCTAGTCAACCATGGGTCACCATTCAAACCAACCACTAGGTAGTTTGATAGATCTTTTGCTCTAGCAAAATATTGTATATGACCACTGTGGATAGGATCAAACCCACCCGTGACCAAACTCACTTTTTCAAAAAACATTATACCTTAGGATATAATCTATCTATCTTTTGTTGTTGAATACGTTTTTTATTTCTTCTTGCTTCTATTTGTTCGTCGTACCAAACAACTGGCCAACTATTTGAGGGGTGATACAATGCATATGCAAATTTAGGGTGATTCTTAATGCTTAGTACCTGCCCTAATGAGGGAAGTCTTCCTTTACCAGTTGCTCCATAAAGTTTCATGCTACTATACCGTGTTTTTCTCTGAGTATTTTCTTATAAGGCAAC